TTACTAGCTTTTTTAACAATTGTACCAATTGTACCTCATTGTACCAAGCACCTTTGGTACAAATTTGAGCATATAACCGTTGGTATACAACACTTTTTTTAATTGTACCAATTGTACCAGGGTTTAAAAAAAATAAAAAAATTTTTTTTATTTTTATATAGAAAAGTGTATACAATTGGTACATGGTTAAATTATACTATGATTTCCTATACTTTTTGATTATTTTTTGTACCTTGGTCCTTTTTATTCTTGGTACAATTTGCATAATATTGGTCAATCTTCTTCAGGAAGGTATGCATATAGCCCTGAAATTCTTGGTCAGACACTTCAAACTTCTGAAAGAAGCCATCTTTAGAACACATTAGGATCACACCCTG